GGCATATAATCCCAGTTGGGACTAATGCCGGTCCTCTTGGTATATCGTACCCAATCAAGCCTGACTGGAATACGACTACCCCTTAGACTTCCTTGCAAGAGAGCTAGATAAGAAGCATCCGGTAAAAGATGCCTCTTCTTCACTCCCTTAGGAGTCAGGATCACGTCATCCTTAAACAACATAGCAACTGGACGGCTAACGAATCGCTTGTAAGCGATACTTTGGCAGTTTTTGTTGCGACGTCTGTTTTTTAGGTAAACGTAGGGAATCCTAACGCCCGCATCGTCGTTTTCTCCCAACGGCACCGGGGTATCCGGCACAGAAGAAAGAAGAGCCTGATAGACCTGCGGAACACCAATCATGGTGCGCGCAGACCAGTCAAGTAGACGATTAACAAGAACAAAGCGGTCCTGCACGGTTTCGAGTGACTTAACGTACACTCCCCGTATATTATGGCCACGATAGTAATCATGACCGCAAGACTCTCTGAACGGTCCTGTATTAAAGGACTTACTACTGTTGACTCGAAAACCAAGGATCTGAAGGTGGGACACAACCGCGTCATACATTACTGTAGGCACGATTATGTCGTCACCAAAGACACCCCAATTGCCAAGTCTACCCCGGGGAAAGCTAAGGGAAATCCCAAGCATCCGGGCGGTAGTAATGACAACGCCTGCAAACAGCAGGGTCTGTAATGGGAACGTAAAACCGTTTCCCATCGTTGACACCATATGCAACTCTATACTCTCTCTTTTATAGGAGGTAGTAGGTGAGCGGAGATACTCCAAAAGGGCCCAAAAGGTCCTCGGGAGTAGTCCTTTCACCATAGATAGCGATAGAGAGTCACTCGCACTTTCGAGATCGATAGTGCCAAATGATCCCGTGACGCTGCCTATTCGAGCAAGTTCTCGATTCTTGTCAGGCTGGATAGCCAGATCGATACCGTACTCCTTGAGGAGGCCGGATTCGATAAAAGAACCGAGGGCAAGCTCATACATCATATTGATGGATGGCTCGACACATATTGATCGTTTAATCTCGTCCGTCTTAGGAACAAAGGACAAGGTATTACCTTCAACGGTTTGAGGGTCACCGTGTATGGCTGAGCGACCTAGCTCAGTTTTATTCCATAACGGGTACACACTAGCCGAGCGACGATAAATCGCTCCCAACGAAGGTCGAGTGCATGTCAGAGGGCTGTCACCGATTTTTGTATAAAAGTCGGCTCCACGCGCTCCCAGTGCCGCACCAGGTCCCACTCTTAATCGATCAAATAAATGACCGAACGAGAGGCACCCAATACCCACCGAGCTCTCCCATTTCCATAAGGTGCTTTTAAGCTCCTCCATGAAAACGGAAGACTCCGGGTCACTTGGCCACTGCCAATCCTTACACAGCGAATTGCTATGTGAGAACTTTGCGAATGCTTTAAGCTCCGCGTCTGACTTCTCGTTGTCTACAAATTTCTTGTAGAACGAGTTCATCATATTCGAAGCGGCGGCATTAGCTATCTCATTAGTAATATGAGACTGCAGGTCAGATTGAAGATCAGAGAAAAGAGCTACAGGGTTAATACCCATATGGTTCTACTCCTAGTTACAAGTACGAAGAAACCTGACTTTTCTGCCAGAATGCTAGCATCTCTTTAGGAGTTGTTAACTCCC